CATATACTTGGATTTGAACATGAAAAGTGTCCATGTAAGAATTGTCCTGCCCCAATTATGATGCAACAAACGAAGGGTATAGGTCAATGTAAACCAAACACAAAAATATGAGTTCGTTAAACAACCGACTTTAACAGACGAACCCATTAATAAACAAATGCCCCGCGAAGTACTCCCTGAAGTTGAAGAGGATGGTTCTGTAATTGATTATCTTGAGGAGGACTCTGAGATTCCTACGCAGCGTTATTCAATTATGTCATTTCTATCTCCCGAGAAGACCATCAAGCAGAAGGCTGAATTTATGAACGAGCAATTTATTGAGTGGCTTGAGTATGATTGGAAGATTAAGGGAATGGAGCATTTCATGGCTTTTCTATCAAAGAAGTATTCACTAAAAGTTGATGATCTAATGGCTGATATGCAGGAGTTTACGAAGGTTCATAATGCTGAAATCAAGAAGACTGATATTCATGAGCATTATCAAGTATTTCTTCTAAAGAACGAGAAGGAACTAGATACTGTATTTTCTGAGAAGGTTAAGTTTCGCACAAATGTTCGCGGCGTAAAGATACGTCGTGTTTTTGCAAATCTAGAAGAGTGTCAGCAGTATGCGAAGGTACTACAGCGTAAGTATCCTCGCGACAATCTTTACATTGGAAAGGTCGGATGTTGGCTACCTTGGGATCCTTCTGAGCACATGATGCCTGAAGTTGAGTATGCTGAGAAGGAGCTCAATGAGCTAATGCGTAAGTATAAGGAGAATGAGGTAAATCGCGACATCTTCTTTGAGGATGAAAAGCGAGAGAAGATCGAGAATCAGAAGAAGGAGAATGCTCAACGTAATCTCAAGAATCTAGAAGATTCGAAGAAGGATGCTGGTGTTGTAGATATCACCGATCTCACCCAGCAATTCAATACTCCTCTTCATCCGTCAGAGGGAGCTATTCGTGATGCGTAAATATATGATTAATACAAATGGATGTTGAGAATACATCTAGTCGTATGCGTCGCCCTACAGCTAAAGGAGCAGAATATGCTGCCGGATTACAAGCTAAAAAGGCAGCTGCGTTAGCCCGTATTCAGGCCAGACAACAGACAGCTAGAAGTCAGCCAGAAGTTAATGCACTTTCTGCTTTATTCTCAAGAGTAACTGTTGCTGAAAGTGATGCAGATGTTGATGCTCTTACTGCACAATTAGGACGCATGGGCGGTCGTAAACGTAGAACACTCAAGAAAAGGGGTAAAAAGGCACGGAAAACGCGTAAACATTAACGACGTTTGGTCTCATCTTCCTTTTTAACTTTAACCCAAGGATCACTTGCTTTACGCTTCATCTTATCAGGAGAATATTCATCTGCTGCTAACATTGAGCTTGCAAACGGTCTGTTATCAACCCAGAGTGAATCGTCACACATCTTAAAGGGAGGATGTTCTTGTGCTTTATACCAGAATACTTGGTCTTCAAGTTTATTTGACTGTATACCGTTACACACAACTAGACATTCATAATTTTCTGTACATTGATCCATAAACTGACAAAACATTTGAAATGTTGGAAACATACCAGCATAGTTATCATAAATACGTTTGCGATTACCAATCACATTCTCACGCAAAATAAATACAAAGTCAATATTAGTTCTTAAATTAGGGGGTACACCTAGTGGATATTGCATAGTAATCATGGTAGCGAGATCAATATGACGTCCATTCATAAAAACGTATCTAGTAGATTCTTCATTCATCCATGTCTTGTCGTATAGACAGTCATCCAAAATTAGAAAAGCTCTAGGATCCACATTTGAACTACCGCCTCCTCTATTCTCACGATTTCTTGCTTGTTTCACAGCCATCTGACGCTTAATTGAGCCCATCACAATCGATGGGTTGTATTTGTCGTGAATTAGTTTAGCAGGAACTAAATCTTGAAAGAAAGGACTTGCTACTTCAGACCCAGAAATAACAGTCCCAATGGGAAAGCAGTCTCTGGTATTTGCAAGCACATCTCTTACTAAGAATGATTTTCCAGTATCACGCTTACCAATTAATACAATCATTGGAGCTTTTTTTGAATCTAACGCACACCTGTCACGAATCATATCCATGCTAAACTTTTTGATATTGAAGTTCATATTAATACTATTGCGTGAAGATTTTGATTATGCTTTAACACAACTCTATAATATGGTAAAGCGAACTAAGCAAAATCCAAGTAGTGAGTTAAGAAGTTCGCAGATCGCACTCTCTATTCACAAGTATGATCTTTCACTTTTAGAAAATTCTGCTTCCTCTCACTGGAATATAACAAATATTCAACCATATTTCCCCCCTATTGAGAAGCTCTTTAAGTCATCAGATCTTGAATGTGTCAATGAATATGGCATTCGATTAAACGATGAAGTGTTTATGGTCTCTGATAAATCTAAAATAAGAACAGTAAACGGTAATACTGTAGATGTTCACCTTAAAACAACAATGTTATTATCACCATATAAGTGGATGCGAGGTGAATATGGTACAACATTAGGATTACCAACATCAATCGAGCAAGCTACACAGGCTATGCACAAGATACAAAATACCAACAATGCTGCTTATGTCGGTTCAGTAATATCTAGTGTATTATCGCAATCATCATGTATTCATTTCCCAAAAGTCTATGGTGTTTTTACTGGAACAACAACAGAACATACAATTGATATATCCGAAGACTATGGTGAATTGTCCGAGAGACCGTGGTTTTCTCAAAATATTGGTAAGTTATTTGATATAAAACTTTCAGACGAACTCCAAGAATCGAGTGATTTTAGGCACACTCGCACTGCTAGATTGTCTATTCAACTAGGGGAAAAAGTAGAACTTGGTGATGTACAGAGCTTGGAAACTCCACATGTAGAAGAAGTTGAAATGGCGGGAATTAATAGAGTATTACATGACGATAATGATATCGCAGATGATGAGTCTGATTCATCATCCGTATCTACTTCATACATATTTGCTGTAAAATCATGCGATTGTACAGAAGAAGAACGAGAAAATGAGGAAGATGAAGATGAGTCGGGCGAATCTTTTGCTTGGGCAACATTTAAGTCTGTTCCTGTTCATGTAACAGTAATGGAAAAGTGTGAAGGAACACTTTACCAACTAATGATGCTGAATCCTGAAACAGAGAAACATCTTGCATGGGTTTCTCAAGTTATGTTTGCATTAGCGTATGCTCAGAGAGCAATTGGTTTAACACACAATGATCTTCATGCAAATAATGTCATGTATACATCAACAGATACTGAGTTTTATTACTATAATTGTGGTGGAATTATGTATCGTGTTCCTACATTTGGTTACACTATCAAGATTATTGATTTCGAACGTGGAATTGCATCTATTAAGATCGCAGGAATGAAAGAACCTAAGCTGTTTATAAGTGATCATTTTTGTGTAGAGGAAGAAGCTGGTGGACAATATAACTATGGCGATTACTATATTACTAAGCAACCAGAACTAAGACCAAATCCTTCATTTGATTTAGCCAGATTGGCAACATCGCTGTTTTGGGATATATTTCCTGAACCGGAACCTGAAAATCTTCTATATAAACTATTTGTTAAATGGCTTACGTTAGAAGATGGCACGTCTGTACTGTTTGGCAAACAAAATCCCAAGCATGATCGCTATCATGGATTTCATCTTTACAAGGCGATAGTTCGCTTCTGTAAGGATAATGCGGTTCCACGAAAGGAGATTGCTAGTCTAAAAGGTATTTATGGTGTTGAAAGTGTTACTGAAGGGAGTACTGTCCTTCTAATTGACGCTTAGAACGTAGGCTGTCCAACAAACATATCTTGAACAGATGAAACTGCAGGAACATTTTCAGCTACAACCTTTACTGCCTCTACTGCACCCTCGCTTGTAGTTGCGAAAACTACGCCAGATGTTATGAGACCCCCGAAGAGAGAAAGCTTTCCGGCGGTTTCCCAGTTAATCGGCTCGCTTTTTGACTTTCTATCAAGAGCATACAGGATAAATGCAACCAGAGCTACTGCGACTGAAGCTATTACAATTATCATTTGTTGTCTATTTCCGTAATTCTCTACAGATTTAGAACGAGAGTTTCTGATGCCTTCTTTTCAAGTTCTGCCATGGGGTCAACGACTTCCTCCTTTAGTTCAGGAATGTCAAGTACTGCGTCTTCATCTGAAATTTTCAGCTTAGGGTGATCATCATCTGAATCATCACTCTCGAATGTTACATTTTTTGTTTCCTCCTCGTCAGATAATTCTTCAACAGTCGCCTCTAAGGAACTAGTCTTCTCATTCGCAAAATACTTCTTAGTGATGGCTTTCCAAGGAAGAAATTCACGGATAACCTGATCTAGACACAGTCCAATACTCTTTTCAATTTCCTGTCGATTACGAGCATGCATCTCTGTGGGCACATCAGTGTTTAGAAGATACGCAGTTTGCCATAGCTTGCGTGCAGAATGAATGTATAGTGCGTGAACAAATAGAGCAAGTGATGGTCTATCAAAATCAATTTCAACCTCCTTGTTGGACTCGCGATGATGTAGTGACGCAAATGACTTCATGTATGAAATAAAAACACCCATAATTAGATCATCTAGATAAGTGCACTTAGTGACCTTCTCGATACGTTCTACTTCAGTTGCAAGAGTTGAGTCCGACCACTCTGGAATCTTTGTTAGCATATTTTGAAATGTACGGAGCACCTGATCATTCTGATTGTTTCTTTCACATAGTTCTTTGGAAGATTTGTGAATGCTCCAAAATCCCTCTGCAATAGGGGCGACTATTAGGGAACGTAAGTGATCCGATAGATGGGTCTTGGCAAATTCAGAATCGGTCATTTGTTATTCATGATGTTTGTTTAAAAAATGGAGATAACGCAACCGTCAAAAACGGATTAGTTGGGTCCACGATAGTTAATGGCATGACTTTAAGATGAATAATTCAATTGTTTCATCTTTTAAGTCTCACGACAATATGATTTCGCAAGATATGATTGATGCCCTGCGCGCTTCTGCTTTCATTCCTCCGGGGATGACATGGGGCGACTACTTCCTCAGTGATGAGGATTACTCGGTTGCTTTGGCAACTGAGCCAGATGGCAGCGTGGTGTCTGATGGCTGGGAGATTGTTGGCGAGAAGACGGATTCCTTTCAGGATTCTCTTCCCGCACGCATGCCCAAGTGGTGCAAGCACGGCAATGCCTGCATTTGGCAGAATTGCCCGTTCCGCCACGAGCGGTGCGAGCACTACGATAAGTGGGTGGCCTCACGCGGTAAGACCCGTGGCTGCCGCTGCCAGCAGACTGACCCGCGTAACTGCAAGTCGCCCGAGGAGGGTGGCTGCAAGTACGACCACCGTGACCTCAGCAAGCTGGAGGTGTACCACACGACTCTTCCGTGCAAGACGGAGGTTGAGCTGTGGGATTCCTTCTACGAGCGTGGTCTGGATATTCACGCAGGTAATTCCTACGATGTGACTGGCATGAGCCGCATGAACCGTGCGTTGCTCGTACGTAGCCTCATTGCTAGTGGCCTAGTGTTTGAGGACAATGACAGGTGGATGGAGATCTACGCTGAGTGGTAAAATAAAAAACAAAAAAATATAAAAATTTAAAACAAAATATAAAACAAAAAGACCTTATTCGGTGATACCGGTAGTTGCTCTGGACCTGTAATGGGGACTAAGGTTTTTTCATTGAAAACGGATTCATTATGATCAATATTAGTACACAGTCAGAGCATTACAATTATTCAACATGTCAACAATCAATTCAAGCAAGCAAATGGAGACCAAGCTGTACGCACTCGTTGAGTGCCTCGCAGCAAACTATGGTTTCGATGCCGATGAGGCG